AGCCCGACTGACGCGATAGTTTGCGTATAATCCTCAACAAGCGGGGGCAGAAGAGGGATAAGATAATTTTTCACATTAGTCTTAATATCCCTAACCATTGCGAATAGCTGCTTGCGATAGGTGTCCTCTATACGGCGGGGGTCCCTATATGGTTTTGGCTTTTTTATCCGCCTGCGTGATAGATCAACACCCTGCCGGGCGAGTTCCTGCCGCAACGTACTTTCTCTGGCATCCGCCCCCCTTGTCGCCTCGTCATATAAGTTTATGCACACGGCGACGCGCTGCTTTGACCCCGGAAACTCCCGTATCATAGTGTTATTTATCATGCAACGGCTTACAAAATTAGTTTTGTTTTCGCCGCTGCGAACCCTTGGAAGAGGCATATATTAAAGCTCCTCATTAGTATCAATACTCGATAGTATGGAGTACCCGGAATCGTTTATTGCCTTGACCGCGTCCTCGGTATTTATCAGGCGCATGTCATAGAGCTTTACTATGTTTTCATAATGCTTTTCTTTGATTTCCGACTCTTCCTTTTTTGACGTTTGCTTAAGCGGGTTAAACTCCCAAGACACTGATTCCGGGTCTATACCGTTAGCAATGCACAGATATTCTATAAGCCGGTTATATACCGGCGTTAGGACTCTGCGACGTTCAAGCCCTACGTGGTCATAATACCGGCTTTCGTCAGAATCGCCCTCGTTGCCCAGCCCACCGACAAGTTTCGAGAACAATCGGCTTACGGGGATCCGGCTTTCTGTGCTAACCGGTATCATAAAAGTTTTTATGAGGTCGGAAAGCCCTGCCGTGTTTAGTGTTTCACTCGTCACGGTCTCCCCGTCTGCGTCATACACTGCCGCGTCAAGGGTTGACATTGATTGTTTCATTATGCGGAGACGTTGCTTGATCTCGTCACTTTTGCCCATTGCGACTTTTTCGGCAAGGCCGGTTATCCCAAATTTTAAAATACTCACGCGCTTTAAAATCTTGTTTATATACTCTAAGCCGGGGCCGTATTTTGTCAGTGATGAATAACACCGCTGAATAACAGAGCCATCAAAATAGTCATTGTCTTTTTTCTTTTCCCAAGGCAGAAAGTCCCCGGCAAAATATAAACAGCGGTCAGCGTGAATATACGTTTCCTGCCCGTCCCGAAGCGTTACCCTATATCTATAAACTTTCCCAAAATATATTGACTCGGTATCTGTATCGAAACAGGTAGTATCAATTTTTATCTGTGACCGGTCGAATACTTCGAGGTCTGTTATCGCGCTTATTCTGTCTATGTTCACAGGCTCATCCAGCGCCCCGCCGTCATCAAGTGACATAACAATAATCGAGCCGCCAAGCCCCCGCGCGATTGACCACGCGTTATGAAACTCAGTAGACACCCGAAGACTTTCAAGCGCCTTGTGTAAAACGCCGTCTTCATCTCCGGAAATAGATATTCCGTTCTTAAGGCCGTCGCTCGGAATTTCTGTGCATATAACGTTTGAAAGCCCCTCGCCGTATAGCTCGATAAGGTGCCGAACGGCAAGCCGCCCGCCCGCGCTCCCCGCATAGCGGACTATATCGGCGCTGTTTTCATGCTCGACGGAGGTGAAAACGTCGCTCCATCCGTCGAGTGCGGTCTCGTGTTTTAGTCTATCGCTCATAGTGTTTCCTATGGTACGTTTTTAATTTTCATATATCCGACATACGCCCGATAAATTGGACGTGTTTCCGAATCTGTTCTTGGATCGCCGTCGCCCGCGCTTGAATAATTGTTTTCGATGCTTGTAAAACTGTACCCGCCAGCTGTATAAGTATCGCCAAGAGCGGGATATGTCGTACCCCCGCCGGTCGTCGTGCCGTAAATAGCCATAACGTGCTTGTGACCCTGAAAAGCATGATTTTTACCCGGTCCAGAAACCTCCGCGGCTCTCCAAAACCGCCCGGAGTTACTAAAAGTAGTCGAGATGCTCGATCCCGAAAAACTTGTGTCTGACATTGTTACTGTTGTGCCCGTTATGTCGTCAATAACCGCATCTGCCGCAATACCGGAACCGACAACCGTGTCCCCGACAGCGAGGGCAGTTACGTCAGTCGCCGGAATCGCCGCAACCCCTGAAGCCCAAGTAACCGTTAACACAACGTCCGCCCCGTTGTCATTTGGCAAACGGTATCCGTTAAAAGGACTGTCCGCGTCGCTAATCGCGGAACCGTCCATTGCAGCCCACCACGACGGTTGCGCCGGAGCGTTAGGAAAGTCTTCATGCACGTGTTTTACGTCTCCTATGTTTCCGTCGACATACGCTTTAATATACTGTAAGGTTGTTTTTTCGTCCGCCCCGCTCGACACATTGCGCAAAAACATTGTCATGTTATCTGCAAGGCTTGTTTGTGTTGATACGGAGGCCATCTCATCGGCCACATATTCAAATAGTTGTGTCCCAGTTAACTTCTTAGTCACTCCGGAGTCATCGACCCCAAAAAGCATCGAATCGTTTCCGCTTGCTATCGCTGGAAGGTCAGGTATCGTAAGTATCGCCATTATATCACCTCGTTAAAAAGCTATTATATTTCCGTTATTATCTGCGATTAAATCGCCGGTTTCTGTTGCCCACATTGATAAAAAATACAAGCCAACGCCCGCCGGGAGAACATCGTATAAAATGCGTTCGTCAAGCGCGTCTGCCTGCGTAAAGCCGAGTGTATCAACGGCCGCAATTTGCGGCGCGAAAAACTGTATAACATTAAAGTTGTTATCGCCTATCGTATCACCTGTATCTGTTGTCCAATCTTGCAATGCGTTGTAGGTTACCCCGATTGTATCAGACCCGCCAGAGACGCCTGCCTCGAATATCTCAGTAAGGTTTATATCCCCATTGGTAAATATCTTAGCAACCGGGCGGTCATTCTCAAAATCTTGATAGTAAATAGTTTCCGTGCTATTAAATATTTGTCTTATCGCGGATAATAGCGCGGGTATTTCTCCGCCCGAAACGTTAAGTACTATCTTTAACCGTAGTAATGTTTTGTAGTTATCGTCTGTTCTGCCGTCCCGGTCAAATACCACTATCCGGCCCAGTGTGTCTAAAAGCTCGCCCTCTGCGTTTTCCCAAAAGTATGCGGATACTGCCCTGTATGCAAGCGCCTCGGTATCGTTAAGTTCATTACCAAAAATTTCAAGGAGCTTGTTTATATTCTCTGCTCCTTTAAATTGATACAAGAGCAATGATTTAAAAAGCGTTGTATATGTTGCGGCTATCTCAGGTACTATCATACCGTAGTAACCTCAATCCGTGCTATTGCAAACGCTGCGCGTTGTGCTGCTGTTACTTCTATATTTTCCTCGGCGTAGTCGCCGGGGTCGGGCGTCGATGTATCAGTTTTCGTAGCGACGGTAAAAGACGTTATTTCGTCAACTCCTGCTACGGACATTACCGCCGGAAACAAATCTTGATAGCGTACTTCTGCGCCTATATCCGCAAGGGATGCGCCGAGCGTTACAAGACCCTCTTTTACAAGTGTGTCGCCTGTTCCGGGATAATCTGTATTTACATCAATCGTTATTTTTATCCACACATACAGGTCAACAGGGCGGGAGAAATACACTGTCTGTGTAACTCCCTCGCTGTCTGTCGTTGTCCCGCTTGTGTTGCCGTATGTTTTTATACCGGACGGGAGCGCTGGAAAAATAGTATCAACAATATCTTGATCTAGCCCGCCTTCAACAATCGCGTGCACTCTATGAGGGGGGACACCGTCTGAGTCGGTTGTATCCTCGCGGTTACTTGTGACGAGCGCGTTTATAACCCCATCGACGTAATCAAAAATTGCTTGCTGTATGCCTTTATCAGTCCCTGAGCGCGAGGCTTGCGGATTATCCCGCCGCCTAACTCGCAAGGTGTCGTCATCCTCTCGCAAGCGGCCTGTCGTGCCGTTTACAAGGTTTCTCACAGACACCCACCCTGTAACCGGGGTTACTATTGTATCAATAGACCCGGCGGGCGCAGTGGTCGGCCCGTTAGCCGCTGCAAGTGTTTCCACCCGGCAACCGCACCGCTCAATTTTTACATTTATAGTACTAACAGCGAAGGAAAAAGTATTTGTAAAATCGTCGGAATAGACGTACAATTCGGCACCGGAAAGCTCTGCGGTTATGTTCTGAGAACCGCCGTTTACTGCGTCCCTAAGTCCTATGAGTATCTCGCTTTCTGTCGCGGTAGAATCCGAGGTGTACGTATAATTTGTTGTGTCTACGGTTATTGTGTACGCGGTCGAATCCTGCACAGTTACAACGGAAAAAAACGCCTCGACTGCATCCGTAAAATCAATTATGAGGTCATCCTGCAATATAAATTGTACTTGCCCGCTTGATTGCGCAACGCGCTTTTCCTGCGTACCGGTCAATATCTGTGTACCGTTAAGCCCCCGGCAAGAAACTACCGCTCGGGTAGGCGCAGCCGATAAACGCTCGGTATTAGTAAAGGATGCGACAAAATCCAAAAATACACCTTGTGCTTGATCCGGGTCAAGCTGTGAAAACAACGACTGTATCAGTTGGTCTAGGTCCTGTAGGCCCGCCGCTTGTACTGCTATAATCATACCGACAATCGATTCGTCCGATACATCAAGCTCCGCCCCGAAATAATCTTGATATGTCGAGCGGATGCGGGCTATTTTATCGTCGTATAACTCTATATTAAAGCCGGTTTCCGTAATTGTACTACTCATAATGTCGCCCCGAATTCTATAATATTGCCGGTGTCAATAAGTAATTTTGTTGCCGGTAAAATCTTAAAAATCCGTTCTCTTGCGTCAACTGTACTCTCCCAAACAACTATTTCTTTTACGGCGGATTCTTTAAGCACTTCGTTTTTCAGCGCCGCATCTATTACTTCAATGTTTGGATTCTTGACTTTTATATATGTAAAAAAATCAATACCCTTTGTCGTATCTAAAAACCACTCACCTAAGAACCTTTGAAGGCGGAGGGTCAAACGCTGCTTTACCTGTACCGCGTAATCGCTGTTACTGCAAATGCACGCCCCGTTAAAAGAAATATCCCCGTTATCCCGTAAAAAGTCAATCATATTTGTGCCTGCCCTGTACACGGCAAGCCGTTACTATCCAGCAGGCTACCCGTAGCGGCGGCCGTTCCGGTTGCGTTTGAAACGGCGAGTAATATTATGTCTTCCATTTTATCCGCATACGTCGCGTCATTCATCTTAGTGGTTTTCATTTCTGCGTTAAGCGCGATTATGGCAGAGGCCACTGGACCTTTCGCTGTTGATATAGGCATTATTGTACCCCCATTAAAGCGGCTAATTGTATTTGTAGTGCGCTTACCTGCGCCAGCCAGACCGGGTCTGGCGTGTGAGAAGCTGCCGAGCCGAATGTCGTAAGGCTAAGCAATACATCGCATAGCGTTTGCATAAGCGCGGCAAGTGATAAGGAAGCGTTTTCCATATTTACAAACCCCGCATCCGTCCGGTATAGTATTGTGTGCAGTGGCCTATATTTTGTCTGTAATACCGCCTCAGAAAACACAAACGGAATAAACATACTATCATTAAGGTCAAATTTTCGGCTTGTCGGCGCTGTTGCTGCGATACCTAATTTTTTTACTATCGTTATGTCACGCTCCGAAAATAGTAAAATACCAGAATCACCCGGCGCGAGGTCCCCCGATATACCCCAAAGTTTTGTTTGCATTGCCCGCGCGGGTACGTTAAAAAGCTCCGGTGCGTTCTCACTTGTTAAGTCCCTGTACAATTTATTGACAAGCACTTTCACTGTAACCGTAGTTCCTGTAAATGCGATAACCGAGGCCGGTATACAGGTATGCACATTTTCAAGCGCGGCTTGAACGTTTTCCGTAACCGCTTTTTTTAAGCTATTCTCGCTCATGCAATCGCCCGCCCTGTGTAATCGTTATAAAATTCGTTTGTCCAGTTTGACCCGTATTTTCGTATTGATTCTATTTTTGTAACCGCTGTTATTTTCTCCGTGACTGATACAACCGGGACGGTCATCCCGACAAACACGCGCGGGGTTACAAGCGTTCTAAATTTATATTTTTTAACCGGGGTCAACTTGTCGCGCTCTTCCTCGTAATATGTTTCTACCCCGCCGATAAGCCCGGTAAGCGCTGTTATCGCCTGCGGCGGAGCGAGCGCCGGTATATCATCACCTAATACATACAGCGCCCCGTTTGTAATATGCCATTCAAGCCGTAGGACATTATATACTATATCATCAAGCGCGCTTTTTAAAAGCCCCGAAAATGAGTAACCATCTAAAAACACGTAATCAATAAACGGCACGGAGGCGATAGGCAGCGCGGAAAGAGACGCTACTGTTGCAATAACACTATTAGCCGTCACCCCCGGCGGAAAACTCAAAGAGCGCTTTGTTGTCTCAATTGCATTTTGCCCGAATATGCCGCCTTTGTCTTCTATTTCTAAAATACTGGCGATGTCCGTATCTGTCCGCTCTTCTCGGTAGTTTGTTAGGGTCCCGTATACAATCGGGGCGGCTAAGTTGTCAATATGCCCTGCGTTAAGCGTAACCGCGCTGTTTATTTTGCTTATCAGCTTTCGGGTGTATGGGGACAAATTATATATTTTGATTTCCCCGTTGTCAGGCTCGTCTGTATTTTTTCGCGTGCTCTGCAAAAAATCAAAATCTATGCGAAGCCCGCCTATTAAAAGCCCGTTAACAGCTACATTTAAAACACGGTTAAACATTAGTAAGTGACCTCATCCGCGTCATAATAATACAGCCTAAATTCAGTGCCAAAATTATCAAAAGTTATGTCCGCCGCGTTATCCGAGCTTTTTTGTACAACCTTAAAATCGCCTGCCGGGATGTTAGGCAGTGCGCGCTTGCCCCTAAGCAAAAATATTTTACTTACGAGCCGTATAGGTGAAAGTATGGTCACAAGTTCCGGCGTAAATATGGACATATACCATGAGTCATCACGCTTATTATATGTAAGCCGGATTATATATGCAGACCCGTCAAGCGTGTATTGCTTTTGAAACGCTGGAATTTTGCTTGTTGTATCGCGTGTAATTTCTGTCATAATGTCACCAATGAGGCCACCGTTGCCAAGACCGCTGGACTTACAATATCGACCGGCAAAGGAACCCCAAGCGGTGGGAGGATAACAACCGGCTGAATCTTAAGACTAAATGTTATACTATCCCCGTCCATACTTGACCGGGGCGCGCTTATTTCTTCTGCGTAACAAAACGGAAATACTTGCAGATTCGAGACATACGAAAACGGGAGTTTTGTTGCGCGTTGTAGTTTTAAAAGTTCATACGCGTTAGCCACGCGCGACCCCGTCCCGCCGGAGGCGTGCTGTTCTGATGTGTATAGCTCCGCCGCTATTTGAAACGGCTGTAGTATTATATGATCACTTATTTCGAATCCAAGCTCGACCGGGTGTTTTGTGACCGTTGCTTTCATATCGATTCTTTCAGACTTTAAAACGTCCGCTTGAAAAAACCCAAAGGAAGTAGTCTTACGCTGCCCGAAAAATAACGTTGTTAAACTCATTACTCAGCCCTCCCCGCGCTCCGGCGTGTCTTACTGTACGCCCGCTGATTTTCTTCCCGTACAACTTTTCTGACATCTTGCTGGATAAATTGCTGTTGTGCTTCCGGCGTTCCCGCGGGAACCTGTATTGATACACTACTATCAACACTATAATTTTGTGTGCCACCGCCTCCGGGGGCAGAAAAACCGCCGCCCGGCCCTGACGAGCCAAGCCCCGCGCCCGGGCCTGTGCTTCCGGCTTCAGGCGCGCCGCCTCCGCCAAAGAATCCCTTGACCGCGCTGACTGCTTTTTTTATAAGGCCGATTGCGTCCATGACCGGCTGAATAAGGTATTTATATACGGCTGCGCCCGCTTGCTGCATGACTTCCCAAACGACTTTTCCAAATTCCCAAAGAGTAGCCGCCCCGGATTTTATCGCTTCCCAAAGTCTGTTTAAAATATTGCGGAAAGTTTCTGAGTTCTTGTACGCTAGTATAACCGCGGCGACAAGGGCGACAATCCCAATTATTATTAAGGCTATTGGATTAGCAGACAGCGCGATATTAAGCGCCCATTGTGCAGCAGTCAAGGCCCACGTGGCCGCCGTTTGAAACCCCGTTATGGTTGTTGCAAATATCTTCGCGGCGGTACTCGTTGCCTCGGACGCGGTGGCTGCCCCTGTTGCTATTAAATAGCCTGCTTTCGCCGCCGCTGCGAGTTTTACGGCAAACATGAGTATCTGGATCGCCTTAATAGCCGGGTATATTGCAGCGGCAAGCCCCGCAATTATAAGGACGTTTTTCTTTGTCTGCTCATCAAGCCCGACAAGTACCCCGATAAACTCGTTAACTTTGGCGAGTCCCGCGGCCACTGCCGGAAGTAGTAATACGCCGAATGTCTGCGCGGCTTCCTTTAGACTTTCGGTCACAATACGCTGTTGGTTGGCGACCCCGTCGGATGTCCGGGCAAAATCCCCTTGCGCCTTTGCAGTCGCATCCATAACAAATTTATAGCGCAGCTGCACAAGTTCTGCCTGCGACATATCTTTTATCGTCTTAGTTATACCCTGAGACAAGGCAAATTCTTTAAGCGTCGTCTGAGTCATGACGACACCGAGGTTTTTAAGGCTCTCGCCCTCTCCAGTGTAAATACCTTTAAGGGCTTGCGCTGCGTACTCCTGTGACACGTTTTTAAATGACGCGAGGTCAGCAGATAGCCCGACAAGCTCGGTCGCCATATCAGCTGCGGCCGCTTCAGGAACTTTCATAGCCGTTCCCATATCACCAAAAAGCGCGGCGGCATCAAGTGCAGTCCCGCGAGCAAGGCCAAAACTTTTTAACGTTGTCTTTGACCACTCGTTCACAGTATCTGCGCTATCACCAAACGCGACATTAACTTTATTAAGCGATTCATCATAATCAGAGGCAAATTTAACAGCGGCAACACCTAAGCCAAGCACCGCGCCCGATACGCCGAGCGCGACCTTTTCAGCTTTTTTAAGCCCGTTCTCAAATTTATTAAGGGCGGTCTCATCAACTTCAAAACCTAAAAGGGTTGTAAGTTCCTGCACTGTCATCTAGTTTCAAGCCTCTTTTGGTGTCATATACTCATCCAGCGCCGCGCTGTGTAAGTCCTCAAAATCTAATATCGCGTTGTATGACATAATATCAGCATACGTCATCTTGTCTATGTCTGACTTTGCAAAACGCTCGCTACTACTGAGTCGCCAGTATGGCCAGCTTGTGAGTACCCTTTCTGGTAACTCTCCGATATTCCCGAGTTCCCTCCGCCGTTTTGCTGCTGCTGCGCGCGCTCTCCGAACGTATTGATTACGTTCATTAGGCCGGAAAGCTTCGCATTCGCCAGAAAAAAAGGGTAGTTGAGCTTTAGCACCTCAAAACACAGTTTGTACGCAAGCTCAATTTGGCCCATGAAAAAGGTGTTAAAATCCGCCGCGTTGTTAAGATGCAAAATTTTCCCGCCGTTCCCGGTGTACACAGTAACACCTTTTAAAATACGGGAGACGAGTTTAAACGCCTCGTTTTCATCCCCTATATTTTTAAACAGGTTTTCGATCCCTTCCCGAAGGGCGGATAAGTTAACTTGCGCGTCCTTTATGCTGCCGGAGTCCCCCGGAGTTGCTACCCCGGAAAAAACCGAGGCAAGCGCCGGAAAGATTTTTGATTGCAACAAGTGCAGCACTTTAAAAGATTCTTCACCCTCGAAAAGAGATACATCCACGTTGTACCCTTCAAAGGTGATAGATTTTAAATTGTCTGTCATTCGTTGCCGCCTATGATCATTTGGTTAGTATCGATGTTCATCATTTTAATCTGCCAAGTCCTCGTTGAAACTTCAGTGTTTGATTCACCCGCTTCAGGAACACCAACAAAACAACATTCATCTGATTGTAAGACCGTTGAGCCCGCGTTGTCCTTTACCAGTAGTGAGAAGGGCGCGCCGCCCGGTGTGGAACGATCGGCGGTACGTAAGCTGGAAAATCTGGTATTATCAGGGGATGTCCGCTTAAGCACTACATCAAAGACCCCGGATTTTATGTTAGTCTTTGAGCGCGATGTCACACCGTCCGCCCCAGTTAAAAAATTCCAGTCGTCCCCGTCTGACGTGAATTTATAAACTTCGCCGTCCCCCAAGTCAGAGGGCGCGGCTCCCGCTATGATTACGTTAAATTGATCTATATCAAAAGTCATTGTTATGCCTCCAAAGTTATATCAATATAGCTATACAGGATCGCCCCGGCAAGCGTACCGACCGCGTCAATATTTCGGAGCGCGCGAGCGGTCTTGTCTGCTGTTAACACATCGCCTATTTTCGGCATTGTCACGCTGTAATCCGCAAGGCCGCCGTTGGTGATACCCTGCTGGAAAGCCTTCCTGATTTCGGCCTCATACATTGCGATACCTGCGGAAGTGTACGGAACTTTACTGTTTTGCTGGCTTTTTGTAAGTTTAAGGAGTAAAATATTATACTCAACTTCCGCCTTAAGCCAGTCGGCAAAACGTATAACGTCTGCCCACTCCCCGCTTGCAGTTTTTCCCTCATACGGCAGTGTTCCGCCCGGAGTGTCTATAAAATACCACGAGTTAACCGCTTCAAGAGCCGTGATTTCAGCACTGGTAAACGTATCAGCCGTAACGCCAACGACGTTTTTCTCTGACCATGTTGTTTCACCCGGCGTAGTAGTTGCCATACGCGCGACAAAACGTATATCTGCGAAAAGATCGCTTGTTGTGCCGTCTGCGGTCGAATGGTAGCCACCGAATGACCTTGTATAGCCGAGCGCCTCGAGTGCTGTCTGCGTCGGCACTGCTTTGTCATCCTCAGCAAATGCAAAAAATTTCTTTTCTGTCTCTGCCCACGCTCCAGCGAGTTGTTGATCAGCGCTTACCCGGTTAGTCATTGTAAGGAAATACCAGTCGTTATCTTCGGCCTTTATCGCGTTAAGCGTCGCGGTAAAGTTTGCATCCGCCGCCTCTTCCCGCCCAACTTTTACAACTGCCGGTGGATTAGGCTGTTCAAACGCTGCCCGAAGTGCTTCATAGCCGATTGTACCGCTTGCAAAATCAACGGCGCCTTCTTCCAGCGATGCATAGCTTTTTACGCGGTCTGAAAATACCGTGTCTTCGGCTGCTATTACTATTAAAGGCGTACCAAAACCCGCCTTCGATACGGTCGGCGTGCCGAGTGTGACCGTTACAAATATTGTCTTTTTTTCTGCCATTTTTAAAACCTCGTTTTATATGTCGTATGCTATCTCAGCAGTGTCAATATAGCTTATAGTTTCCGTTTGTTCACTTATCGCGTGCATACTAAACTGTAAAAGACCGCGTTCTTGAAATTTGCTGTCTTGTAATTCCGTCAAATCCTGAAAAACGGGATTAAGAAAAAGCCCTAAGCCGTTTTCTATCAAAAGTAATTTTAGTGTATCAAGTTTTAACTTTTCCCAGAGGGTCTTTAAAGCCGTTCTTGCTCCTGTGTTGTATGCGTTTATGTCAAGCTCCAAAATATACCGCTGCTTAATCGTCCTCAATCCCGCGTTGTCCGGGTCTGTATATATAGGCGTACCGTCCGGGGTCATAACAAAATCATACGTCAGGTATACCGCCGAAGCGGAAGGGCGCGGGCTGTTATCATTCTCAGGAATAATGTGACCGGCAGCAACGACCCCACTTGCAGTCAGCACAGAAAAAACCTTTGCTTGCGCCTCTTCGTATGTCATTCTTTCATTGCCTCAAAATGATAGTGCGGGAGTAAATATGTTCTCAGCCGCGAATTGACAACCTTATACGTATTTCCCCCAAATATAATAAAGTCCGCATTCCCCGTTTCCGGGTCAAGTTCCCGGATTTCTGATGATGTGTACCCCTTTATGTTTTCCCGCTCTCTTCTGCCTTCAGGAAGAGACAAAAGCTCCTTACCGCTGATAGGTTGGATACTAGCTTGTATCTCGGTATCTGTTGACGCACCCTCTACCCACTTGCCTGTTGTTGTATCACGGTAACCGTGGGCAACCCTTCGCCGCGTGCATGGTACGTTAAAAAAGCTCATATTGGCCAGACCTTACGCCAGATTAAAAAAAGCACACCCGCGATAACTGCAATTACAAACAATATTTCAAGTACCCCCTGCACGGGGCTTTTCTTTTCTGGCGTTTCTTCTTGTACCCGCACAATTTCTTTTGTCTCAGTTCTCGTCTTTGTGTCTGTGACCGTGTTTTCCTCTTCTGTTGTCACTTCTTCAGCAACAACCGCGCCGCTCCCGTCGTATTCGGTTCTTACAGTCATGCGCGTAGTGTCTGTCTGTATTTCCTGCACAACGGCGGTATTTTCGCGCGTTTTGGTATCATGTGATACCAATTGAGCAGTTTTGCAGCTTGAAAGTAGTATTAAAATTATTATAACAAGTGCTTTTTTCATTTCT